TGAAGTGGTCGTTGCTTTATAAACTGGCCCAAACAATCCCTCTAATACTAGGCGATGTGTTTGTGTACCATCTAATGTTCCTGTGGTACCTATTCTATATTTAGCGTTTGTACAACCAGATAAAATTGTCGTAAGTGATTTAGCTTTAAATTGATGAGCTTCATCACCTAAAACATAATCAAATTGCTCAAAATAATCTTTTTCATTTTTATAGATTGATTGCCATGTAGTAATGGTAAGAAATTTATTTGTATGTTTTTCTTTTCCAGAATATTGACGGTGACAATATTTGTTTGAATCATAACCATATGAAATAAAATCACTATACATTTGTTCTACTAATGATGTGGTTGGAACAATAAGCAAACCTCTTTTAAAATCTGCTTCTTGTAACCAACGAACAATTAAGTAAATAACAAGTGATTTGCCTGATGCCGTTGGTGATAGTATAAGTTGGCGTTTATTTCGAACAGCCTGTAGAAAACATTTCCATTGATACTCACGCAATTCATGTGGTAAATTTAACTTTTTTATAAACTCCAATGCCTCAACACCTGAAAATTCTTGTGTAAGTTTAATAGCATCAGCAGTCTCTAAGCTATAATTTCTTTCGGCACAAAATTTTTCTATATAAGAAATAAGACCATGATATATGGTAAATGTTCGTAAATCTGCAAGTCTTATGCGGCCATCCCATACACGGCTCTTGTATGCAGGAGTAAATTGATAACCTGGCACAAAAAATGTAAAGTAGTCTGACAGTTCTTGTGCTATACTTCTTTCACATTCAAACTGTATAAACGCTTCATTTTTTTTATGTAATAATAAATCAGACACCTTGTATAAATTTTTCCCAATCAATAAATGATCTAAGTTGATATGTTCTACTATTTAGCTCTTTTAAAATAGCTTGGCATATCTCAACAATTTCTTCATGTATGGCTTTCTTCGCCATATATTTGTTTAAATCTTCATCACTCTCCAAATATGTAGACAGGTCAGATTTAATTACAAACGGAAATGGTTCCCATCCGTATTTTTGTAATTCATCATCATCTAATTTACCTGTATAATACTCCCATTTAATTTTTTTCCATTTATTATAATTGAATTCTGCTTGCTTGGCAAGCATACGATGTTGTGATAAAACATTTAGATATTTGCTGTGAAGTTTTGGTATATCTAACAATGCCTTACCTGGTTCGGTACGGTCAATGTCGGAATCTTTACGCCATTCTTCTAACACTTCATCCAGATTTTTCATGCCAATAAACCTCCTGTTATAGGAGTATATCAAAAAAAGGTTAAAATGTCAAGCTGTTTTAGAATAATTTTTCAACATCATAATAACTATACCGAAATGTGGCATCAGCAGTTATTATGGTATCAGGGCCATCTTGGGTGTTCATAATGAAAGTTGAAAGTGTGGTTGGAAATGTTTCGTAAAATTTAAAACGATAATATTCCGTATTTGAAGAAGAAAATAAGGTTAAAGAAGCATCACTAAATTGTGGAAATTTTTTATCAATATCATTTTTTGCTGACTGATATTTATTTAATGTTGGCAATTTTTGATAATCTGCAAATGAAACTGGAAAAGTCATCGCACGAATCCAATCATGTATTTCTAACCAACCTTTTAGTTCTTCGTCAACAATAAAAGTTACATTTAATAAATCATAAATTGCTTTTTCACCTGGAGAATAAATGTCAACAAAAGGGTTTGTAATAACCGTTTCAGATAAAGAAATGCCAGGCACCGTAACATTTTGGCAAAAATATTGCATATTTGGTACACGACCAAATGTCAATAGAAATTTATTTGGTTGTAGTGGATTAGGATTACTTGGATTGCGTGTAAGAGCTGTCATGTGGTTTTCTTAATGTGTAAACCAATATCAATAATTTGTTCTTTTTCAATCATATTAATAATTTTATTTGTCAAAGTTATTTCTTGTTGAATAAAAATCATCTTTAATTGGAGTTCTTTTAACTGTTGATTATAGAATTCCAACTCTTTTAATTTTCTTGCTCGTATATCTAGCAAGTCAGACATTACTATAATATCAGTCATAGGCTTATTTATGAATAAAAAAAGACCTGCTTTTTAGGGCAGGTCTTTTAAGGAGGTCTTTGTTTATAATTATTCTTATAAGACCTTTAACAATTACATCAGGTTCTTAATTGCAAAACCACGATAGTAGTTGTTCGATTGTGCTGTCAAAGCGCCAAGACCTTGAGAAGTGCCTTCCGCAAACGGGTTAGCAACAAGGCCATAACGAGTTTTAAAGCCAATCTTTGGTTGGAAAGTACCAGTATCAACAGCACGAACCATTTGCAGCGGAACATATGGGCAGTAGAAAATACCTGCGTCATAGGCGTTGGAACCTTTGAAACCAACAACCGCAAATTCATTTGTAGAACCAGTTGGGAAATACGGGTCAATGTAAACCTTAATGCGGCCAAACAGAGTACCAGCAAATGTATTACCAGTATCGTCAACCGTTAGATTAATTTGACCTTGTAGAGCTGAATTATAATCTAGAACGCCTGCCATAGCAAGAGCAGAAGCAACATCAGACGAGCAGATCATAATATTACCTTTGCCCCTACGAGTTGTCTTGGCAATTGTATTTGCTTCGCGTTCAATTTGGAAAGTAAGACCTTTAACTTTTTCAACCATCCAACGACCATTAGAATCGGTATCAAGGTCAAATGTGCCACGAGTTGTCGTACCAACTTGGCAACCAAGTTTAGCAACACCGTAAATGGTACGAATAACTTCACGATTAATTTCAGCAAGAATTTCTGTAGACAGAATATTTGCAAGTTCTGTTTCAGCATCTAGACCATGAACTGCTTTTAGGTCTTGTGCTAGTTCCATAGAATACTCAGCCTTCAGAGCACGGGTCTTAGCTGTAACAGTAACTTTCTCAATAGAGAAGGCCATTTCTTGGAATGTGTTACCTGAAGCACCGTCACCAAGAGCTTCAGCAGAACCTGTGGTCATTGCTTGACCTGGTGCAGCGTTAGAAGTGAAGGTTTCAGTTGTATTAGCGGCAATTGCCAAAGCGGTCAATTGATTTGTAATTGCAGCAGCAAGTGCAGTATTAGCACCACTGAACTGAGTATTAGCCTCATTGAAAAATGCTTCTGTACCGCTTTGTGAGCTGAAACGAGAACGCATTGCAAAAATAAGACCAGTTGGGCCTGTCATTGGCTGAACACCGCAAAGATCATAAGCAATAAGGTTTGGCAGCGAACGGCGAACCAGCGAAATCAGGATTGGATCAAAACCGGCAACAGGACCAGCAGCAGCTGCGCCGCCACCAAAACCACCTGTACCAGCAAAGTTTGTTGGTGAACCTGTTTCTTGCAGGATTTCACCAGCTTTTGTCATTTCTTGAGCTTGATTTTCAAGAATAACAGCCGTAACGGCTTTACGATATGGGTCAGCGATCTTCGGCAGATCTGGATGTTCTAGAACACCTTCCCATTTCTTTTGTAGTTGTTCGGACAAATACATTTAAGTTTCTCCTATAATTATTACTTAAATTTTAGTTTTAGAAATTGCTTTAGAAACAGCAGCGACAAATGGATCAATAGCCTTTTGTTCGCCAGTTTCTTCTACTTGTTCGTGTAGTTGTGTTTCATCGGCTGTTTTAACGCCAGATGGAAAATAGTTCTCACGAATTGTTTCAAGCTTTTCTTTGTATTCTTCCTCTGTGGAAAATTCAACACTCTCTGCGAGTGATTTTACTTTTTCAGCTTGAGTGGTTGTGAGACCTTCGGTAACTTCACGAGTAATTTCATTTTTACGAGATTCTACGAGAGCTTTGGCAAAACTAATGCCGCGCTCAATTTCTTCATTTAGTTTGCTCTCAAGTTCTTCAACTTTACCAGCAAGCTCATCAACGAGATCAACCTTTTCAGCAGGAACATCAATATAATGATCGGCAAAAAGGTTACGCAGACCAGCAATGAATTCTTCTGTAATTTCAGCGCGCAGGCCA